GGCGGCCGATGGCCAGGTGCTGGTCAACCTCGGACTGATCCACCGCGACAACGAGTTCATCCCGTACTGGGACCAGTGGCTCGCCTGGATGCGCGCTCAAGGCTGGCGGCGCTTTGCTTGGTACGTCTGGGACCAGGGGCCGGGAATGCCGGGGGACTGGCAAGGACGCCTGGCACCGAGTTTCGAGTTCATCTTTCACTTCAACCGTCAGACGCGCAAACCGAACAAGACGGTCCCCTGCAAGTTCGCCGGCCAGGAGACTCACCTGCGCGCCGACGGATCGTCCACCGCCATGCGCGGCAAGGACGGCCAGGTCAACGGCTGGACGGCTGCTGGTCAGCCCACCCAGGACCACCGCATCCCCGACTCCGTGATCCGGGTCATGCGCCACAAGGGAAAGATCGGCCAGGACATTGATCACCCGGCCGTGTTTCCCGTGACGCTGCCGGTGGAGGTGATCGAGGCCTACACCGATGAAGGCGAGATCGTCTTTGAACCCTTCGGCGGCAGCGGCACCACGCTGATGGCCGTCCAGCGCACCGGCCGCATCGGCCGGGCAGTCGAGATCGCGCCCGAGTACGTCGATGTGGCGCTGATCCGTTTCCAACAGAACTTCCCTGGCGTGCCGGTCACCCTAACCGCCACCGGTGAACCCTTTGAGGTCGTTGCTGCCCAGCGACGAGAGAACCATGCAACTGTCTGAACATTTCGAACTGGCCGAGTTTCTGGTCTCAGAGACCGCCGCACGCCGTGGCATTGCCAATGAGCCCACGCCGGAGGTTATCGAAAACCTGCGTCGGCTGTGTCAGTTGGCGCTGCAGCCTTTGCGCGTGAAACTGGCGCGCCCGGTGGTCATCACGTCTGGGTACCGCTCGCTGGCGCTCAACCGCGCCGTGGGTGGCAGCAAGACCAGCCATCACATGCAAGGGCGCGCCGCCGATCTCATCGTGCCGGGGTTGTCGCCATTGGCCGTCTGCCAGACCGCGCAGCAAATGAAGCTGCCCTGCGCCCAGATCATTCACGAGTTCGGGCGTTGGGCGCATCTGGCGGTGGCACTGCCCAACGAGCGCACCCAATTGCTGACGGCCAAGCTTGTGCAGGGCAATACGGTCTACGAACCGGGGCTGGTCCATGTCTGAACCCTGGCTCTCCACCCACATTGAGCGCTGGCCCACAGAAAAGCTGGTGCCCTACGCCCGCAACGCCCGCACCCATTCCGAGGAGCAGGTGGCGCAGATCGCCGCCTCCATCGTCGAGTTCGGTTTCACCAACCCGATCCTGGCAGGCTCCGATGGCGTGATCGTGGCAGGTCACGGTCGCTTGGCCGCCGCCCAGAAGCTGGGCCTGGACACGGTACCGGTGGTCGTGCTCGATCACCTGACGCCGACCCAGCGCCGAGCTCTCATCATTGCGGACAACCGCATCGCAGAAAACGCCGGCTGGGACGATGCCATGCTGCGTATCGAGCTGCAGTCGCTGCAGGAGGATGGCTTCAACCTGGACATCACCGGCTTCGATGCCGATGCCCTGGCTGAGATCATGGCCGGCGAGGAAACCACGGTCGATGGCCAGACCGACGACGATGCGGTGCCTGAAGTACCAGTCAAGCCGATCTCCCGTCCAGGGGATGTCTGGGAGCTGGGTAACCACCGCTTGCTGTGTGGCGACGCCACCGACCCGTTTAGCTACGAGGCGCTGATGGCCGATGTCCAGGCCGACATGGTGTTCACCGATCCACCCTATAACGTGGACTACGCCAACAGCGCCAAAGACAAGATGCGCGGCAAGGACCGCCCGATCCTGAACGACAACCTGGGCGATGGCTTCTACGACTTCCTACTGGCGGCGCTGACTCCGATGTTGGCGCGCTGCGCCGGGGGCACCTACATCGCCATGTCTTCCGGCGAGCTGGACACGCTGCAGCAGGCTTTTCGGGCTGCCGGCGGCAAGTGGTCGACCTTCATCATCTGGGCCAAGAACACGTTCACGCTCGGCCGCGCCGACTACCAGCGCCAGTACGAACCCATCCTCTACGGTTGGCCGGAAGGACAGAACCGCCACTGGTGCGGTGACCGCGACCAGGGCGATGTGTGGAACATCAAAAAGCCGCAGAAGAACGATCTGCATCCGACCATGAAGCCTGTGGAGTTGGTCGAGCGGGCCATCCGCAACTCCAGCCGACCTGGTGACATCGTGCTCGATCCCTTTGGTGGCTCAGGGACTACGCTCATCGCCGCAGAGAAGTCCGGCCGCATCGGCTGGCTGATCGAACTCGACCCCAAGTACGTGGACGTGATCGTGCGTCGCTGGCAGGACTGGACTGGCCAGGAGGCCTACCGGGAAGCCGATGCGGTCGAATTCAACGACCTGGCGGCAGCGGCAGGCATGGCGACGCCAGCAGATTCAGCGGAGGCCGACGCATGAAACAGTCGCGCCTGATGTCGCTGGTGGAGTCGCTCGCCAATGTGCTGGTTGGGTATGGCGTGGCGGTGGTCACTCAAATAGCGGTCTTCCCGTTGTTCGGTCTGGCCGTGACCATCTCTGAGAACCTGTTGATCGGCCTGATCTTCACGGTCATGTCGATCGTGCGCAGCTACGCGCTGCGCCGAGGCTTTGAAGCCCTGCGGGTGCGTCAGTCGGCCATCGCCTCTTCGACGATCTCGCAGTGAATCACGAACCCGGTCAGGTAAGGCAGTCCCTTGGGGATGCCGTACTGCTTGCTGGTCTGGCGACCGATGGTCCAGCCCATCCAGCGTTGCGTGGCGGCGTGGATTGCGTCCTTCAGGTTGGCGCCTGCGTGCAGTTCGTTCAGGACGTCGTCGGAAAAGTGGCGACCGTGGCGGCTGTCGAGGAAGGTGCGGACAGATTCGAGAGGCTGGTAGGTGGCGTCCGAAATCGCCGTCATCGCGATCGGCCAAGCTGCTGCGGCTTGATCATTCATCGTGCCCCAAAAGCCCCAGGTTTCGTTCTGGGTGGCAGGGATGTGGGTGGTGGTCATCGTCGGCTCCGTGTCTGTGTTGGCGATGACTCCATTGACGCGCTGTTCGATCACAAAGCCAAGGCTTTCACGATCATTCTCGGCGGCCGTGATCATTCGCGACGCTCGCCAATTCGGCCTGGGCATTGGCCATCAGATCCAGGCGCAGGTTGGGCGTGATGTTGCAGGCCAGGGCGTTGAGCGCCCAGTTCATCACCTGCGATTTCTCCTGCGGCGTCTCGGCAGCATCGAGCCGCTCGATGTAGTGGTCCAGTTCCCGCAGGCTGCGTTCCAGGGTGGAGCGGGCGGTGAGCAAGGCATCTTTGGCTTTTTGCTCAGCCATCTGACGCATCAGGGTGTCGAGATCGAGTGTCATGGTGAGGCTCCGTTCAATCGTTTCGCGATGACCCCATTGACGCGCTGTTCGATCAGAAAGCCAACGCGTCGATTGAAGAAGATGCACAGCGTGGCGGCAGAGCCACTAGCCCAGACGGGCGGCGTAGCGCGCGTAATCTCCGCCTGACGGATCGACATACAGATATGGGCGACCGGGGGCGTGGACTTCCACGCACAGGCGCCCCTGACCCACATACCCACCTTTGCCGGCCAGCCAGTCGCGTGAGGCCAGCAAGTTGGCGGCAAAGCCGTCGAACTCTTCCGGGGTCATGGTCCGGGTTTCGGTCACGTAGACCACGTAGTCGCCGCTGGCGCTCATGTCCTTCAAGTCCGCTGGCTTGCGGGCAAACGGCAGCCGGATGCCGAGTTGTTCGACTTGAATGTCCTGGCCCTCCCACTGGAGGGTCATGGGCGTGCGTTCTATGGTGATGGTCATGCTGGGCACGGCGGGCCTTTCTGGTTAGGTCGGTTCGGTACTTGGGGTGGCGTTCATGAGACCTCCGGTTCTGCGGCAACAGATTCAATGCGGTACACGCGTTGACCGCCGGTCTCTTTGGTGGAGGTGATGGTCAGCCCCAGGCGCTTCTTGAGCGTGCCCGCCAGAGTTCCCCTGCAGGTGTGCTGTTGCCAGCCCGTGGCCTCCATGATCTGCGCGATCGTGGCGCCCTCGGGGCGTTGCAGCAGGCCAATGACCAGGGCCTGCTTGCTGTCGGCGCGGGTACGAACTGGCTTCTGCTTGGCCGGTGCCTGCCAAGTCGCCTCAGCGCTCTCGACGGCGGCCTCCAGCTCAGGATCGTCCAGTGTGATGGTCGGCGGTAAGGCTCCCGGTCGGGGCAAGCCCAGGGCGTCATAACCCTCGGCAGCAACCACCCAGTCGTCGCCGTCGGGCGTGATCAGGGCGCGTTTGAACAGGCCTTCGAGCACCTTGGCGCGGGCACCGCCCTTGATGTGCTCGGGGAACCAGGCGATCTTGCCGGCGCTGTCCTGCACGGCGCGCTCCAAGATAGCCTGCTGGTTGGAGTTGAGTGTGGTGGTCATGGCTGCCTCACGCTTGCAGGGCGGCGGCACTGCCGTTGGCGGAAATTGCTCTGTTGGACTTGCGGCTGCGATGCACTGGCTGCTTGGGAGCACCTCCTGCTGCCCGCAGGCCAGCGTCAAACGCAGCTTGCAAGGCGCTCTTCACACCCCAGACGCTGACGTCATGGAAGTCGAGGCTATCGCGGTGGCGGGTTTGCAGGGTTTCGATGAACAGGTGGTCCAGGGCGATTGATTCGAACAGCAGTTCGATCTCGTCGGGGGACAGGGCGGTGGGGGACGCTTTCTTGGCCATTGGGGGCTCCTTGGTGGTGGGTTGCTTGTCAATCGACATCCGCATTCACGCGCTGTGCGCCACAGAAGCCAAGCTCTTTCTAATCCAGGGTGATTCACTCGCCTTTGCATGACCAACCGCATCCAGGAGGCCACCCACTTGCACTGAGTTGATCCATACATGGGACTGTCCATTCGCGCTTACGCGCGCCACCGAGGCGTGTCGCACGTGGCCGTCAAGAAGGCCATCGACACGGGGCGCATCACGCCCTTGCCGGACGGCACGATTGATCCGGTGGCGGCCGATGCCCAGTGGGCGGCCAACACCACGCCGACCCGGCGGTCAGTAGCTGCAGAGCCCCAAGAGGCGCCGCAGCCTGCCACAGCCCCAGTCCGCACGATTCCGCAAGCGGCCGCATCTGCCAGCACCCGTTCGCAGCGTGACGCGGCCGATCCGCCGACACCAACGTTGTCCACTGGCGGCACCTCACTGCTGCAGGCACGCACGGTCAATGAGGTGGTCAAGGCGCAGACCAACAAAGTCCGCCTGGCCCGCCTCAAGGGTGAGTTGGTCGACCGCTCGCAGGCCGTGGCCCACGTATTCAAGCTGGCTCGTGCCGAGCGGGATGCCTGGCTCAACTGGCCGGCACGGATATCGGCGCAGATGGCTGCCAGCCTGAACGTCGATCCACATGTGCTGCACGTCGCGCTGGACGCCGCTGTGCGCCAGCAATTGCAGGACCTGGGCGACTTGCAGCCCAAGGTGGATTGATCATGGATGAGCTTTATTACGAAGGCTGGGACGCGATCGAGCGCGCCTGGCGCGAGGGCCTGACGCCCGATCCACTGCTCACCGTGTCCGAGTGGGCCGACAAGCACCGGGTGCTCTCCAGCAAGGCGGCTTCAGAGCCTGGCCGTTGGCGCACCAGCCGCACGCCTTACCTGCGCGAGATCATGGATTGCTTGTCGCCCATGTCGCCGATTGAGCGGGTGGTGTTCATGAAAGGGGCCCAGGTCGGCGGGACGGAGCTGGGCCTGAACTGGGTCGGCTACGTGATCCACCACGCTCCCGGCCCAATGATGGCGGTGTGGCCGACGGTCGAGATGGCCAAGCGGGCATCCAAGCAGCGCATCGACGCGCTGATCGAAGAAAGCCCCGCCATCCAGGAGCGGATTG